GGTAAAATTTTTTTATGCAGTGGTGGAAAGAAAAAAGGTCCGGGAGATTCGGCTTTTTCAAAAAATGGACAAAAAAAATGTCCAAATTTTGATTCTCCAAAAAAGTCTTGGAAAAAAAAGTGATTTCACGCCTCTACATGTGTAGGACCACTTTTTTGGCACTTTTTAGGAAAGTCCGGGTTTTCCCCTACATTATGTAGTATACTGGCCTTTAAATAGGTTCAAAATATATATTTAAAACATACTTAAAGAAATAAGTATTTCTTTCTTACTTTTTATACAATTATACTTTATACTATGAGTTCATCGTATTCATTTAAAGAATATAACTATAATGACCCTATCTTTCGCAATATAGATGCTACTTATATTATTCATTTAAAGGGAAATGGTCGTTTAGCTAGCATTAAAAATCAGTTATTTTTATATCATCCTACTTCAAAAGTATTCATATTATTTAACAAAGGTTTCAAAAAATCCAAAAAAGAAGATTATGTAAATACTCCTGCCAAAGATCTAATTGATTGTTTTTATCATATATTTAAAGATGCACGCAGTAAAGAATATCAAAATATTCTTGTTTTGGAAGACGATTTTATATTTAGCACAAATATTATTGAGACTAAACATAGTAATGAAATAGACCACTTTTTAGAAAATAATGTGACTGCCAATTTTGTTTACTATTTGGGCGCCCTTTGTTATTTACAGTCTGGATTTGGTGAGACGCATCCTCGTGTCATTTGTAGCACAGGAACTCACGCATGTATTTATTCAAAAAAATGTATAGACTATTTTTTGGATAATGTAGATCAAAAATCATTGAATGATTGGGATGTTTTTTTAAATTTTGGAGTTGTCCCACGTTATAAATATCATAAGCCACTTTGCTATCAAACATTTCCTGATACTGATAATTCACGTGGCTGGCATAGAGGTTCCGCAATTCTATTTATTATTGTATGGTTACAACGTGGTTTATTATGTAAAATATTAGGATTAGACGTTGCATATGAACCTGGATTTTCTAATATGGAACTTGTATCTCGTCTTCTTTTTTGGATGATTTTATTAGCTATTTTGTATTCCATATATAAAATTATTTTTAATAAGAATAAATAAAAATTTTTTTGCTCTACTCTTTCTAAAAGTAGATTATGTAGCATACAAAAGACCAGCATTACCTCCAATAAAATGAATCATATTCACTCTTTCTTCAATAATAAAAAGGTTAAAATTGTAATCATAAATGCGCCATGTAGGCTTGTTAATACCAACAATATCACCAGTTGTTGGATCGCAAATAGTGAGCACTTGAGCATATGGGTCAACAGGAGGCGAAATAGTTGTAAATTCCAACTGAACATTTGTAAATCGGCTCATATTCATAGCACCAGAAGGTTGCGTTTCAAAAGGATCAGTATTTAAACAGAAATTATAACAATATAATCCTTGCGGAGCATTACCAGCAGTGCGAACATATTTTTCAACAAAATTAAATACACCTTCCGGCAAAATATTCTCTCTATATTGACCATCTAATAATATTCCTAATGCAACTAATATATTACGTAAATTCTGAGGATTATATACGCCTGTTGTATAAAGACCACTTAATGTTCCATCTGGATTTAATCCGGGGCCTAATAATGGATATAGAGAACCTGGATCTGGATTTGGAACATCTCCAGCAGTTGGTGCAGGTGATACGTCTTGCGGCATATAATTATAAGGCCAATTAGTATAGTTTGACCATTGGTTTCTCAAGTTGGCATCACTACGTTGAAAATAGAATAACCAACTAATTACCATACCAATAGAATCCAAATCAACCTTATTTTGACCAGTAATATTATAATAAGGTCTCTCATATACTTGTTTAAATAAATATTTTTGTTCATTCTTGGCAAATACTTCAGACTCATCATTGGAGAGAAAACAATATGTACAATTTAAATTTATATCTGCGTTCCATAGTGTTCTTGTATCTATATAAGATGTTGGACCCAATACTTCATCTGGTGGTGTCTGAAGAAATCGGTAAAATTGCATGTAAAATTGGTTAAAATTTGGCGCAACTACCGGATAATTATTAGGATAATCCATTACATCACGAATTGTAAACCATTCATTAATTGGTCTAAAAGAAACATTTATTTGAAGCTCATTATATTGAAGTGATACTAAGGGAAATGCTTGTGAAGTTACCATATTAAACCAAGCACCAAGTGGAATATATAATGTGCGACCCATAATAGATGGTTGAGCACCTGCTGGACTAGTTGTATAATAAGCATTTGGATAAGCATTTGAACGAGCACCTGAATTAGCTGGATCATTTAATTCAGGCACATTACCTATCATTTCATTAAATAATGCTAGTTTTTGTGTGCTAAAATCTCTTAAAGCAGATGCTAATATATATTGTCCTGAATATTGTTGTAACTGTTGATTACCACAATTGATGGTAATACGACTGATTATTTGCGCTCCTAAATTATCTATCCATTGAAATTGGTAAGGGACCCAGTCGGTATATGTTGTAGACCCGTCTGGATTGGTTACTGCCTGTGGTGGCATAATTGGTGACCAAATATTTGGTAAAGTTATGGAAATATAGCAATCCATAAGCAAATCAGCATATCTTTTGACTGTAAATGTAAATGTAGACTCAGTTGTTAAACTAAGTGTTGGTGTACCTGTAAAATCTAACCTGAAATTCTGTTTACCAAAATTAGTGTATTTTTTATATGTTGCTTTCCAAAAAGTCTTACTTGGGTTTCCATTTAAAATAACATTTTGTTGGCCTGTACTTACAAGATTCATTAAACCACCTGCCATAATTAAGTATATACTATAGAAACTTTTTAATTCTTTATTCATTATAATATAATTTATCTATTTCAAATAATTAAATTATTACTTGATAATTAAATTATTATAAAAAATTTATAATTTCTTATTTTTACACCATTGCACATTTAAAGAACGTGCTTTGGTAACTGTTATTTTGCAACCGATAAATTACCTTTATATATAATCAGCATTTTAAAGGTGTAAAGGTGTAAATTTAACGACAACGACGACGACTACGACGACTACGACGACGACTACATAATTTATTAGAATGTTTTTTCCCCTTGCGTTTTTTACTTTTACGGCGTCTTGAACCACCAAGGCGTGAGTTTCCCTCACGGGTATCAGGAAAACAAGGGGAACCGGATGGGCAGATACTTTCCTGTATTTTTGCTTCTTGCAGCTGATCGGTGATACTACTACTCACTTCGGGTCCGGTAATTACTGCTAAATTACGTTCTTTCCTTTGTTCACGTGTCATTTGTCCAAATTTCTCACGATCTTCGTAGTCTTGATGATGTGAATTAGCTGAAGCAAGCATAATAGTAAACCAAGTGTTAAATGGTTTTTTCTCTCGTTCAGATATTATACCAAAATTTAAAAAAATTTTATAATCAAAATTATCCACTAAATCTAAACCTTTCTCTTTTGATACTTTTAATAAATTTTCTCTAAATAATATTAAATATCTGATATATTCCATGTGTGTATGAAACACAGACGACGTAACATTTAATAAAGCGCTTTCTAATAACATATTTAAATAGTCTAAAACTTCTTGTTCAGTTACCATATCTTCTGAACAGCAATATTTACCTTCTATATATTTTGGATATGAATACGGTGCTTCACAGTTTTCATAATTTTCTTTAGTATAATTTTCTAAATACTCTATAACTTGTTTACTACCTTTAGGAAATATTACTTTTGGTCCAGGTGAGCAATCTTTTTGCTGATCAGTATCTTGACTGAAATTAACAGTGCGTGTTAAATCATTTGCTTGCATATTATAAAATATAATTATTTAATTATTTTTATAATTATTATTATTTAACGACGACGACTACGTAATTTATTAGAATGTTTTTTTCCCTTGCGTTTTTTACTTTTACGGCGTCTTGAACCACCATCTATTTCTTCTATTACTTCTGTTTCTTCTATTTTTTCTGACCCTTCTTGTAAGTTTTGAATATTAATGTTTTGATTTTTTAATATATCCATTAATTGTTTTAAAGCATCATCAGTGAAATTAAAATCACTAACTTCATTATTATTACCAGTGATTTCTACATTATTTGAGTTTATTTTTATTTGTTTAGCATTTATAACAGGAGTTTTGTTTGATACAGACTGAAAAGTATCATCTTCTACCGTATTTGCATTTTGAATAACAGGTGGCATTATATATATACACATATAATATTATTTTTTTTATATAAATAATGTATTTTTTTGTCATTCTAATCTAGTTTTAATTCTAAATTACATATTACACCGACCAAAAAGAAAAATGATACAATAACACATAAAAAATTTTATATGTTCATTTATATTTGATGTAAATGAAAATATTTACATAGTCTAAAACAAAGTTCCTTAGTAATTACCATATTTTACCTTCATAATCACATATAGCTATATATTTTGAATATCTAGATATCTCTCACCAGTTTTAGGAAATATTACTTTTTACTCATTTTTACAGCATAATTTTTGCAATTATATAATTATATTATTAAAATTTTACAATATACATTTTAAAATAATATGTGTAATATATAGTATATTAATGCCACAAACATTTGATTTAAGTGCTTTTAAAAAAATGGATGATGATTTTCAAAGTTTTATGATAATATCATTAATTTTTTTAATATTAATTATTTATATCATATATATTGTTCAATTAACTAGACTTAAAAATTCTGAATGCAGTCACATGGATAATTTATATCCATCTGTAAATGGTAATATTAGACCAATATCATCAAATGACCCAGAGTGTAAATATAATTTATATGATTATTATATTAAAACAGCATTTAATGCTTGTTCTGGAGGATCATACAAAAATGATTTTGTAGATATATGTAATTTAAAAGCTCTTATTAAACAAGGTGTACGTTGTTTAGATTTTGAAATTTATTCTATTAATAATCAACCAATTGTATCAACAAGCACCAATGATAGTTTTTTTGTTAAAGAAACTTTCAATTCACTTGATTTTAGAAGTGTAATGGATACAATTAAAAATTATGCTTTTGCTGGTGGAACATGTCCTAATCCAACAGATCCAATTATTATTCATTTAAGGATTAAAAGCACTAATGAGAAAATGTTTACAAATTTAGCAGATATTTTTAAATCAAATAATACTTTAATGCTTGGTAAAGATTATAGTTTTGAAAATTCTGGTAAAAATATAGGTAATCTTCCTTTGTTAAGTTTTCAAAAAAAAATAATTTTAATTGTTGATAGAAGCAATAGTGCTTTTTTAGATAATCCAGCTTTTTTAGAATATGTTAATTTAACAAGTAACTCTATATTTGCAAGAGAATATGATTTTTATAATGTTAAAAATAATCCAGATACACAAGAATTGACAGAATATAATAGAAGAAATATGACAATTGTATTACCAGATAAAGGTGCTAATCCGCCTAATCCCAGTGGAATTTTATGCCGTGCTTATGGTTGTCAAATGGTGGCAATGCGTTATCAATATGTTGATAATTTTCTTGTAGAAAATGCTGGATTTTTTGATAGATCAGGATATGCTTTCAGTCTTAAACCAGAAAATCTAAGATATATAGAAGTTACTATTCCAGAGCCAACACCTCAAAATCCTAATTATTCATATGGAACACGTAATATTAGTTCTGATTTTTATAATTTTAATATATAATTCCACCTTTAGAAAAGGTGGAGCCAAATTTATTTTGCTTTCTATTTTTGGTTATACCTTTTCCACCTTTAAAAAAGGTGGAGCCAAATTTATTTGCTTTCTATTTTTGCTCCACTTTTCTTAAAAGCTGAAAAGGAAACTATAGAAATAATCATGAAATCCATTATCATCTGTTAGATATTTAATTAATATTTTATATGCTAATAATTTATTAATAATTGATCGTCTTATTTTTTTATATTCTTGAATTTCTTCAAGAATATGAATTAATTTAACTGGAGGAGACCATCTTTCTGGACATGTAATTGAACTACATGATAAACAACAATGTAATAAGTTTTTATTAAAATTAAAATACATTATTTTAACTTCATTTAAAGTTTTTTCTTGACATATTCTTAAAAATAAACTATATGGTTTATAATTTATTTTAATATTTTTAGGTCCTTTAAATGGATAATCTCTACAAATTTCAAAAGTAATTAAATCATCAGTGCCATTAAGAACAATATTTATAGTTAACAAATGTTTATTATTTATATAATTTATATTATTGTAATTAGTGTTATATTCAACACTAATATATGCGCCTTTATTTTGTAATTCCAATAATTCTCTTGCCAATCTTTTTTTTATACTAGTAGTTCCTAAATGCTCTAATTCTAATATAAATTCAGAATTTAAACCTTGTGGGTAATAATTGTTTGCGATCATGTTTAAGCGTAATATATTAATACATGTATATATTTAATTCAATTTTTTTTATACAATATTATACACATTTTTACATTCAAATACTATTTCAAGAGACATATTATTTAGAAATATCTAATTTATAAATAATATATATGACTACATATACAAAACATTTATCAGAACCTTGGTTCTCATTAATAAAAATAGGTGCTAAGAAATGCGAAGGTAGATTAAACAAGGTAGATTTTTCTGAAATGAAAAAAGGAGATTATATTTTATTTACAAATGATGATTTTGGTTTTAAACGCACATTTCGTTGTAAAATTACATCTATTCATGATTATGATTCATTCGAAGAGTATTTAGAAAGAGAAACATTAGAAAAATGTCTTCCAGGAATAGATACAATAGAAGAAGGAGTAAATATTTACCATAAATATTATAAAAAAGAAGACGAAACTAAGTATAAAATTAAAGCAATTAGATTGAGGGTTACTTTATAATTAAACTTTGAATTGAAAAAAGCTGTAAAATAAATCTAACTATAATATAGGAAATCTATGAAAGAAAAAAATATATGTAAAGATTTAACATTTGCAGATTGTGAATTAGCAATTTTGCGTATGGCAGTCGATAAAGCAGAAGAGAAAATAGGGAAACGTATTGTTAATTCAGAAGATATAAAAAAAATTATTAAAATTGTAGAAGATTTTATTAAGCGTAAAAATTTAGTATGTTATGGTGGAACAGCTATTAATAATATATTACCGGAAGAAGATAAATTTTATAATACAGAAGTTGAAATACCTGACTATGATTTTTTTACTGATAATGCATTAAATGATGCTAAGGAATTGGCAGATATTTATTACGCACAAGGTTTTACTGATGTTGAAGCAAAATCTGGTCAACATGAAGGAACCTATAAAGTATTTGTTAACTACATTCCTGTAGCAGATATTACTCAATTACCTAAACCAATATACAAATCCATCAAAAAAGATGCATTAAGAGTAAATGGAATTTTATATGCACCTCCAAATTTTTTACGTATGTCTATGTTTTTAGAATTATCTAGACCAGCTGGAGATATAAGTAGATGGGAAAAAGTTTTAAAACGTTTAACATTGTTAAATAAAAATTATCCATTAACATCTATTAATTGTCAAGATATAGAATTTCAGAGAGAAATGGAAAATCAAGACAAGGAAGATGAAATTTATGAAAATGTAAAAAATACATTGGTAAATCAAGGTGTTGTATTTTTTGGTGGATATGCTGTATCTCTATATTCTCAATACATGCCCAAAAATTTAAAAAGGAAACTAGAAAAAATAGCAGATTTTGATGTGTTATCTAATGATCCTGAAACTACTGCTGAAATTGTAAAAGAACGACTAAAGGATATTGGTATAAAAAATACTAAAATTATAAAAAGAGATCCTATTGGTGAATTAGTTCCTCTACATTATGAAATTAAAGTAGGAAATGATACAATAGCATTTATTTACAAACCAATTGCTTGTCATAGTTATAATAACTTTGTAACTAAAGGACAAAAAGTTAAAGTAGCTACTATTGATACTATGTTGAGTTTTTATTTAGCTTTTTTATATGCTGATAAACCCTATTATAATCAATTTTTGGATAGAATTTTATGTATATCAAAATTTTTGTTTGATGTTCAACAAAAAAATAGATTGAAACAAAAAGGATTATTACGTCGTTTTAGTATTACGTGTTATGGACATCAAGAGTCTATAGAAGAAATTAGAGCACATAAGGCTGAAAAATATAAAAACCTAAAACAAACTAAAAATATAGCTGAATTTGAAAAAATATTTTTAAATTATAACCCTGAAAATATTAAAGAAAGAAAAGAACATGAAAAAAAATATAAATCATCTAAAAATACAAAAAATACAAAAAATACAAAAAAAAATAAACTTATAAATGGTAAAAATACAAAAAATAAAACTAAGAGTAATAAGAAGAAAGGTTACTTTCTAGAACTGTATTAAGAACTACCATTATAATAATTTTCTACATTTTCATTAAATGTAACCTTTTTTGCTCTATTTACAAAATAATTATACAAAAATAATCCTCCAATTAAAAGTATAAAACCAATTATTAAATAAATATTGATACCAGGATTATCATCATCAGCTATATTAGAAATCACATTATTAATATCTGGTATAGATGATGTAACTTCATTAACAACGTCATGAACAACATTATTAACATCATTAACAACATTATTAATAACTTTATTTGCGGGAGCTGGTGATAAATCTGCTGCTGCCGCTAAGGAAAAAGCTATATCAGCAATATCAATTGAATCCATATTTATAATAAAATATAAATAATATAAATTCTAAACTTATATTATTTATAAACAATATGTTTCTAACAATATAATAAATATATCATGTGATATTTTAGATATTAATTTATAATAAATACTATTATTTATATCAATATTAATATGTTTCTTTATAACAACAATCAAATAAATTATATACGTAAAACATTTTTCAAATATTGTTTTCAACTTATAATAAAATTTATCAAATAAATTCCAATCATTTACATAACAACACATTACTGTTCTACTTTCTTTAATAAAAAAATTATGTATATCTAATAAACCAGTAAGAATACGATGATGATTAGTTTTTTCATTTTTTATATTAATTGTTCCAGAAATTTTATCACTGCTAAATAATTCCATAAAAAGAATTTTTTTTCCAGGTTCTTCATTGAAAATATATGGACTAATTCCATCTAAATATTTATTTTTATAAAGCAAATTACCATTTATTAAATAAGGAAAAAAACATGACTTTATAAGACTATCTCTCATTTCATCCCAATTCTTATAAACAGATTTTATTTTTTTTGATCCTTTTATAATATTATGATAAGTAATATATAATTTATTATTTATTTTTTTAAAGTTTTCTTCATTTGAAAATTCCCCTAGATTACTTTTTACATAATTTATAATATTTAAACGGTATGTTTCTTTAAATTCTTTATTGAATTCTGCATATAAATTTGTAACTAAATCTAATCTATTCATTATATATAAAAATCCAACAATAGAACCTATACTACATCCAGATATGCGGTCCACAATAATATATTTGCGGTTCTCCATTTCTTTTAAAAAATGTAATGCACCAGCTAAATAGCTACCATTAAATACTCCGCCATCTAAAACTAAATCTATTTTTAATGGATTATTGGTATTTTTAATATTATCTGGCAAATTATCTATTAATTTATTTACATATTGTTGTATCATTTTATTAGAGTGATTAACGAAAAGAAAATTTCAAGTAAAACACAAAACACAAAACACAAAAACATAAAGCAAAAATTTTTAAACTTTTTATTTCCTTATAGTATTAAAAGTATTAAAAAGTATTAAAATGATTACTAAGTTTATTTAATACATAGAAAAGTAGTCCAAAAAGAATACTTGTAAATAAAAATCCATTTATGTTTAAATTACCATCATTTGAAAATAAAACTGGAAAATAAGTAAATAAAAATTTTCTAAAAAAAGGTAATTGAAATAAGAAATAGAGAACTGCCAATAATAGTGGAGTTTGAATTTCATTATAAGCATCATCCAAATTATTCTGTCTTTTTAGATTTGAATTATAACTATTTATCATATCATTTGTTTGTTCATAATCTTTAATATAATCATTATGTTGCGGTGGAGGTGGTGGTACATAATTTGGTTGAATTTGTGGATCATTACTGTGACTAGTTGTTGTCATAGGTATATCTCTTGATGGTAATTGAGTTGAACCACTTAATGTAGCCTGTTGAAGCCCATTTACTATTTGATTAATAGTTGTTTGGTCTAAAGAAAATGCTGACTGTGACTGTGACTGTGATTGTGTTGGATTGTTCATTTCAGTCGCTGATAAACTTATATTATTACTAATATTTCCTCCTCCAAGTGGATCAGTAGGTAAATCTAAAATGCTTGTTGAGTCGCTCATAAATAGTATAAAGAATGATTGATTATAATATTTACGCAAAGAGATTTTGTAAATTTTATTTTTACTATTTTATTCAAAATTAACTATTTTATTCAAAATTAACTATTTTATTCAAAATTAACTATTTTATTCAAAATTAACTGTTTTAATATTTGCGCTACATTTAGTTGCTGTTGGATTATATTTTACACATTTACCATTATTCTTATAAATTTTATCTTTGAATTGATCTAAAGGAGGTGCATAAAAATTTAAACAGTTTTTATTTTTACATACAGTTCTAAAAAGAGAAGCTAAACCAAATCCCAATAAAATAGACATAACAATTTTACCAGTTTGAGTATGAAGAAATTTTCCAAATTGTATTCCCATTAATATATAATATTATTATAATATATATAAAATAATTAACTCTGAATAGGTATACTAGATATTAGCGTTTCATCTTTAGGACAGTCAACCATCTGTTCTTCAAATGTAAAACAATTAGATGCTTTATCTCTAAATAAAATTTTATCTACATTTTCAGGAGTAGGATATATATAAATAGTTTTCATTTCTGGACCTAAAATATAAACAAAAAATAATCCAATAGCAAAACTTATTAAAAATACAGGTATAGAGATATAATTCAATATCATATATAATTTATATAGATTTATTAATTTTATAAATTATATTAATTTATCAGTTGTACATTTCTCTAAAAATATCCTTTCCCAAAGTCTACTTCTTTTGCAATAAGATCATTCATTGCATTTTCTAACATCTTATAGTCTTTTACACCATCTTTTTCAGAAAAAAAGGTTAAATATGTATTTTGTAATGTCTGTGGTAATTTATTAAATAACTCGCTATAAATAGGAACACCAAAATCGTATTGACCATTTGACAAAAGTATTGGTGGTAATTTTATATTTTGCGGCGTTATAATAACACACGGCTGATTTTTAGCCGCAGCATTCACACAATTATACATAAAAGCTTTGAGCCATTCTGGATTAGGTCGTAAAGCATTTTTAAGTTTTTCTGGTAATTTTTCCCATACATTTAAATATTCTTTATTTCTCCATGTTATTCCATCTTTTCCTTCACCATATATTGGTTCTTCTTCTGGTATTTCTCCTGTTGGTATAGGTCTGCTACTAGTAACAGGTTCATCTTCGGATGAGGTTTCAATAATCATAAGTGGCTTCTTTTCTTTTGTTAATTTAATTGGTTGATATCCTACATTATAAGTCAAAACTTTATCTTGACTTGATCCATAAGATAAGCTCTCTATACTATGTTTATTTTGTATTAAATGATAAGTATTATTATGATCATCATAAACTACCATATTTTCACTATATTTTAAATTTCGGATTTTTGATAAAAGTGGCATTAACACTGTATCATAAATATGCACAGCGTCGCGTGCAAATTGAGTATTGTTTGTTTCATTCATTTTAACTATACAATCTTTAATTTGTTGAATTTGAATATAAGCATCTGTAGTTGTTTCATCTAATTCTTGTTTTTTTTCTGGATTATCTACAACTTTATTATACTCAGATAAATATTCTTCGTAAAGGGAAGATGTCAAACTAACATCCTCTTTTAAAGTATCAAAATTGGCTAATGCTGTTTCGGTATCTATATAGCCAAATAATAATTTATTTTTATCATCAATAATATTATTTTTGTATTTTTTTATTTCTTGTTCCATATTATCTAAAATATCTGGTAATAATTCTACTTTATATAATTTTATTTTTATGTCTAAATTACATGGATCTGCAGCAACACCACAACGTGCTCTATATTCTCTCGAAGAGTCATCTGTATCATTAGACGGAAAAAATACTGTTTCAAAAATAGTTCCTCCTGGTTTTTTACAATTAATACATTTTGGTTTTAATTTTAGATACTCAGCTCGTTTTTCCTTATTACTTAATGTATTATTATTTATTATTTTTTTTTTATTTTTCATTATATCCTCTTCATATTTCAATTTCAATTTAAAATATTCATTCAATGTTTCTTTAACACTTATTATTTCTGTTGTAGAAGTAGTAGCCATTATATATTATAATTTATATAATATCTAATAATATAATATCTAATAACATATTTTATATTTTATATTTTATAGAATTTATTATAAATACTTATCAAATATACTATACTAATATGCTTTTTTATGTATCATATCATATTCACTCTCCCATGCTGGTAATCCAGTAATTAATTCTTGATGCGCTGCCTTCTTTGCTTCTTGAAAAATTTTTATTTTTGACAAAATATATTGTTGTTTTTCTTTATTTTTTTTTTCAATTTCAACAGGAGACAATCTACCTTTGTATTTATATAATAAAATTAATCCTAAAATAATCAAAAAACCTATAAATAATCCAATATTGAAAACCATATTATGAAAATTATCTCTTACAATATGACATTGCTTTAGTGTTTGATTTAAAAAATATTTAACACCTGGCTCTGTAAGTGTTGGTTTAGGTAAAGGCCAACCTGAATTAGAAAAATCATCAAGACCCATTAAATATTATTAAATTATTAATTTAATTTATTATTTTAATTTATACATATTATCTATATGGCTAATTCTTATTTAAATATTGTAACATTTTTATTTTCTACAATACTTTATTATTTTATAAAACCGCCTTTAACATATACAATTTTAACTAATCAAGAAGAATATAAAAAATACTTAAAATCAAATTATCTTTATTTAGCTATCTATTTACTTCTAGTTCTAGTTGTTCAATTTATTGTAAATGCTTCTGTAATTACAACAACTTGTGGTGGCGAAATTACTGAAAATATGAGTGCTGCTGGTGCTTTTACATTTATACCATGGATTTTAATTTTTGGTGTTGTTATTGTAATATTAACTATTTATCCTGGTTTTAAAAGTGCATTTTCAGATGTTATTGGTTATTTTTATGTATCTGGACAAGCGAATAGTATATTAAATGAATTATTAATTAATCCAGATATTGAAAAGAAAATAAATGGTGAACAACAAAAAGTAGATAATCCATCTACAATTGATAAATTTAAAATAGCACAAGGAGGTGGACCTGATTTTCCTCCTTCACCTGAAGATATTGAACGCAGAAGGCAAGGGCAAGTTATTATAAACGCCGCAAGAGGAAATAATAACAAAATTGATAAAAATAGCAAAGCCGCAATGCAAGAAGCTGCCGACGCAATTATTAAAATTTGTGGAAACAATTCCATATTAATTAACCAGATTGTCCCGTCTAATTTTTTACAATATTGGGAAATTTTAACACCATTAATGAAAGAAAAATATCAAACTGATAGTTCTGAAACACAAAAAATAAAAGATGAATTTTTTAATTTAGTTGTAACAAGAGATAAAGTTGGAGAAGCTATGTGGTATCTATATACTGGTATATTATTAACTTCCATTGTTCAACTTAAAATAACTTCACGGGGATGTATAAGTAATCCAAAAACTATGGAACAAAATTATCAAAAATTTTTAGAAGCGGAAGAAAAAAATAAAGCACAACAAGCTAAAATTCAAGAAACTACATATACTATAACTGGTTAGAGAGAGAAAGAATATAATTACACCTTCGCACATTGAAAACGCCCATTTTTCAAACAAATATACTGTTATTTGTTTGAAATTATATATTCTTCTCTTTTCTAATTTCTTCGTCTGCTTCCGCAAAGGTTATATACCTTTTCTTATCTTCATCGTATAATTTCAACCACATATTATTATAGCAATCTACTAATGTTAGTTTTATCACATTATCATATACATCACTTTTTGAAACCACTTCTTCGTGATATTTCTTCAAATTGTAAAATGGGATTTTTGCGTTACTATGATGTATATGATGATATGCTTCACCATCAAGAAAGTAATATAAATATGACGGCAAAACGATTATTGAACTGGAATGTATTGAAGCAGTTTGTATTTTCCATTCGTTGTTTTTCTCTACATAAGACGGATTATATGTATGTTCATTGAAAAATATAAATGACATATATGATTGTGCTAATGCGGTTGATACTAGATAATGATATAATATGTTATTTTTATACATTATTAATAATAATGCACTGATTAACATATTGTTTATTAACTGGTCAAATATTATTGTAACATATGGTGGTTGGACATAGTATCTTTTGAAAAAAAACCTAACAGCATATATTCTTTCTACAACCATAAATTTTACCCATGTTATTATTGTAAAAAAAAGCAAAGGGTGTAGAAGTATCTTGTATATACACTTTTTATGATTTGAAAACCCTTTATACTGGTTAAATGTGTGAAAAATTAACTCGTTCTGGTTAAATCCAAAATCATTATCTATATTCCCTAGCGTCATATGATGTGTTAAATGTATATAATGCCAACAATGCGGAAGGAAAACAATTGCACCAGTTATATTTGACAAAACATAATTTATACATTTACTTGGTGTATATGAATTATGTCCGCAATGATGAAAAATTAGAATAGTTCTTCCTATTATTCCTGACAGAAACATAATCAATGTTAAACTAATCAAGGCATTGTGTCTAAAATGAATTAGTAATATACATAAACTAAAATATAACGAAAAGTGTAAAAACAAATCACTAAAACCTGCGGATAAACTACACTTATATTTATCGTACAATTCATAAAATGATATTGTTTCGTTTATCGTTTTTACTGGGGGGGCAATGCTGATTTCATCATTCATTTCTATACAATCATATAATATTTACCCCCCCCACATTTAACGCACTAATATATTTACTAAATATAAGAATGCCTGATAAACAGAAAAGCATTGATTACAAAAACACAGAAGTTGAATATTTTTTAGTGGAGGATACAACCCAAGAAGAAGTATGTAGGATTTTCAAATGCTCTCGTAGGAGTTTGATGAGATGGGTTAAACAATATGAAACCGATGGAGAAATTTCTGGATATGAAAGAAACCCGATTGCTAGAAAAGTTCGTAAAGAACATGTTGATTTTCTAATAAACGAAATCAAGAAAAGGAAAACAATCACAATGGAAGATTTGTTGGTAAAACTAAAAGAAAAATATCCTGATGCTGACATAACAAGACAACATTTAACAAGGGTTGTTCGTGACAATAACATCACACTAAAAATCGCAAGAGTAAGACATGAACCAAATAAACGATTTGGTAAGGATATTGATATTAACGCAAAAATAAAAGAGTTCTACAATGAAATTAAGAAATACAAACTTGAAGATATTATCTGTATTGATGAAACGAGCATTAAGTCATTACAAAAGCGTAATCATTGCTACAATGAAATAGGAAAACGATGCGTTATCAAAACACAATCGCAAGAAGTATTCAAGAAATACACAGGGATATTTGCTATTTAAGTTGATGGTGTTTTAGGATGGGAATTATATGAAAAATCAGGAATAAACGCAGATAGATTATATGAGTTTTTAGAAAAGCATATAACGAGCAAATACAAAAATAAACTTATAATTTTAGACAACGCAAGTAGTCATAGAAATCCCAAAGTGAAAGAACTGATACTGAAACATAATCATCTGTTATATGCTGTTCCTTACCAACATTTCACAAACAGCATAGAAAATTATTTTAGTATGTTGAAATCACGATTGTATAAGGTAAGCGGTGAAGGAGAAGGACAAACACACGAAAAACTAAAAACGAACATAACAGAAGTGATAAAGACTATTACAAAAGAGAAATATGTGAATATTTTCAAGGGAGCATACAACAGGGAAGCAGTGTATGTAAAACATAACAAAACAAGAAAGCGAACATTAAAGAATTACCTTTGAAAAATGGGCGTTTTCAATGTGCAAAGGTGTAAAAGAATATAAATAATATATTAATATATATATTATTCATAATATGTCTCTTGATGACTTGGATGATTGGGAAGTTAGTGATTTTAAAATTCCTATTATAAATGTTCTTACTCAAGAACAATTACAAAGAATTGAAGAGAGAAAATTAATTGAAGAGTCTGATACTGAACTAGCAAAAGAATTATTTAGTGATACAAGTTCTCACCAAAAAATCATTGTTAAAAATGAAATTGCCAAAACACCTGAAAAAAACATAAATATAACTAAACAATATAGTGAATCTAAAATTAAAAAAATAAATAATCGAATAAATAATGAATTAAAACAAAAGAAAAATTCAGAAAAAATATTAGAAGCAAAATTAAAAAAACAAAGAGAGATTGAATTGTATGGAGAACCTGAAGAAATTTATGAATATGATGAATATGATAGTCTGTATCACTCATAATAGTATGATCTTTATTTTTATCTAAAATATTCGCGTGTAATTAACATAATACATAACTGCTAAATAACATAATATACCTAAAACAATTGATAATAACCATACTGGTAAAATTGTCTTATTTCTATATCCTATACCAAATTCTCGAATACTTCCGTCTTTATTATAAAAACATGCCGGTTTCATTAATTGAATTCCTCCAAAAATTATTACAAATAATATAACAGCGAAAAGTGTAATATTTTCTCTTATATAATTTTTGCTCATAATATATATATAATTATAAACATTTTATAATTATACTAAAATTTTTTAAATAAATTTAATTTTCTTTTTTCTTTTGAATTTATGAATTAATTTTATCTAATATTCTTCTTCGTAATCAGCATATTCTTCTTCTGGAGCATCATTTCCATCTGTATTACCATCCCAATATGTCTCTCCCATATAACTCATATCATATGCCTCATCTTCTATTTCTTGGTCAATCACTTGTTGTTCTACAAAATCATCTAATAATATGTCAATATTATCATCATTTGCATCAGGATTTTTTCGTCGGATATTTTTTTCTGCCCTAACCATATTGTCTCTAAATGATTGTTCCTCATCATAAAAATCTTTGTCTAATGTAGTAAGACCCTTTTGTAAACCTTTACTATACATTCCAAGCTTGTTAATTTTTAATAATGTATCAGTATCTCTTTGCTCATCCGTCATTACTTTTAATCTATCTGTAACTAAATCTTTTTCTTTCTCTCGTAATTTAAAAACTCTATCTTGTATTTCTTCATAGGAAGTATTTATTGTATCTTTTTGATTATTTAATATATCCACAAAAACTATTAATAGCTCAGCAGTTTTTTGTTTAAGTTCTTTTTTGTTACCTGTTAATAATCTAGTATCTATTTCAGTGCGTGATGTCATTGATAAGTCAATACGGGTTTCTTGTTCTTCCACAAAATCAACTGAAAATAAATCTGTTAATTCTACTTCTTTTCTAACTTCAGTAACAATCATTTCATCTAAATCAGATAATTCAATATACTGGATAAGTATTCTCAATAAATAAAATTCAAATAAATATCTACTGGTTCTTTCATCAAAAATTGGTTTTAATTCTCTATCCTCTAATTTTATACTTGTATAGCATGGTGTATATTTTGTAAGTAAATATAGGTTTTTACACGATTTCTGTATTGTAGTAAGAATATTTAATAAAGTAGGAGCACCATAAAATTTGTTTAGTTTTTTATAATATTCACTAATATAATTTTTCAACTTTGCATTATGATTTCTTGAGAAGCCATAGTAACTTGGAATATAATTATTATCATAATCTACCTCATTTAAAATGATACTTGGGAAAATATTAATAAAATTATCTATAAACATTTTGTAAAAATTATTTATATTACATGTTTTATAATCAGAAATAATATTTTCTTGGTTTCTTTGTGTATCATCAACTATCCATTCTGACAATTTTTCAATTGTTTTTGTCATTTTTTTTACAGAACTTTTTGTAACAGATGATCCGTAATTTTTACCAACAAATTCTATAATTTCATTTTTCATTGCCTCTATGTTCTTTATTAAATAATTATTCAAGTCTCTTACTTCTTTACTTTGTTCTTCAGTTGCTATATCAAATGTATCTATTGCTTTTAAAATTAATTCAATTAAAGCTCCTTCAACTACCTCATCATTTTCATCTTTTATTGTATCTAATAAATTAGATATTTTACTAATAGACGATGTAGTTGCTTTATTTATATCCATATTTACCACCTTATTTTTACTAATAAGTTGTAACAATCTTAACATTTGTTCATTTGTATAATTTCTACCATCATTTTTTAACTTTTCAATTATTCTATCTAATGAATCAGTTGGGTTAATTAGCTCTTGGTCAGGTTTATTAGTGCATAATGGAAGCAAATCTGGCGGTATTGGCATAAATGATTTAAATTTACAATAAAAAATAAATGTTAGATAAATAGTTTCTTCACTAAATTCATTTGTAATAGCTGGATAATGATTTTTTGTATTAATATCACTGTAAAATATTCCACCTTTTGAATAACTAATTACATCTTCCATAATATTTGATAATCTAGTTACTATATCATTATATTCAATTATATTTGGACTAAGATTTGAAAAATATTCAAACACACTTTCGCCTTTATTACTTTCACAGCAAGCATTTTCAAGATATGGTTCATTATTTGATGTATGAAGCAATAAACTTTGTTTTTTAACTATTCCTTGTATTGTTTCAATAATTGCTAGAGAGAATTGGATTATTTTTGTATCTACTACAAGCAATTTTTCTCTCTGATATGATGATCCTGACCTTAAGTCAGTTATTAATCCTCTTTTAAATTCTTCCGAAATATTTACTAAATGCCTGATTTTAAAATTTACCAAAGGTGGTAGGAACTGTGACCAATTAACAATACTATGTTCAACTGGTATTTCCAATGCACTATCTGTTAATAAATATTCTGTTTTTTCTTCAATTTTTCTTTTAACATCTGGATATCCTAATAAATAATCTATTGTATTTTTAATTTTGCTTATTATTGCATCTGATTTTTTACCTTTTAAAACATTCCATGGCTCACTTGAAACTTTAATATCATTTACAATACAACCTAAATATGTTAAACTACTTAAATCACCTGCACCTTCAAATGGATAACCTGAAAATGAACGAATACAACCTGGATGTGTTTTTCTTGTTTTAACTGATGGTATAGCTGTTTGCACCGCTATTAAATACATTCCTAATGTAAAATATAAAAGAGCTGTATTATAAAAATCCAGATATGAGATTGTTTTTTTTCCTTTTTCTGCCATCTCTCTAACTTTCTTTTTATAATCACTTTCTGACTCCACAGTCTCTCGAATGGATGTTATTACTGTATTCATTATAAAGTCCTTTTGAGTTTCAATATTTATTCCCATTGCTACTGAAAGAGTATTTATTATATTATTTATCATTTGTGTATCTGGCGTATCATATTTTAATACACTCTTTTGCGTAAGAGAAGCCAATATTTTATTACCAGCTTCTTCTTCTATTATGGCTCTTGTAGAAACTTTAAAACCCGCTTCATAACCTTCTTCTAAATCAAAATCTACTGGACAAATAGGCCATCCGCTAAATTTATCACACCACCAATCACCGTCATCGCTTAATTTACCAATTTTAGATTTTACCAATTCTAGATGATCTAAATAACCATATTGACCTTCTACAACGAAAGCATTTGCCAAATTATAGATAAATGTGGGTAATAATGGAATATTGGTTTTAATACAATATAACCAATGAATATTCTCAAATTCACTTAATGGACCTATTCCTTCAATAGCTTCTCTCGTATATGAATTTACAAATTTAATAATATAATTTTGTTTTTGTGCAAAATCAGGATATTTTAAAATTAAACTTAAAAGTTTTGTATATGGAGAAACTGGTTTTGGATTACTTTGCTCTTCTACTGATATTCCCATTTTGTATTTAATATTATTGTATTTTAACATGTCATTTGTTTCTATTTTTGATATGATAGCAATAAGAGACATGAAATAATCAAATTTACCTTTGATATTTTTTTCAAAATCCTCTTTTGATAACTTATATTTATTATCAAATTCATCTATAACATCTCTTAACAGCTTAGTTTGTAATCCTAATTCATCTTCTTTTATTGTTTCACATTTATCATCTAATTTTCCAGGAATATTTACACATTGTTGTTGTAATTCACATAAAATAGTAGAATCATCTGTATTTACATCTAGTTTATTTACTTCTTTATCCAATACCCATTTATTGTCTTTACGAATATAAAAATCAATTTCATTTGATGTTTTTTCATTATAACCTTTATATAAAATAGCAAATTGACCATCAATTACCATTTTATGACCATCTACTAACGTATTTGCCAAATATTCCGCATCAGATGGCTTCATTTTTTTTTTATCTATTAAATCTTTATTAATATATGCCTTTAATTCTTCAATAGACATTGTCATTACCTGTTTTTCATATCCATCTTTACTTTCTAATAATCCATAATTAGTTTTATCATATCTTTTATCAAAATAAATTAATTTATCATCATCAGCTTTTAAAGCATCTATATTATCATAATATTTGGCAATAACAATTGATTTACATTTACCATCTTCTTCTTCACCTACTTTTTTTGTTTTTTCAGCAATCTTATTTTTTTCTTCTTCAAAAAGAGTTGAAAATTCGCTAGGAAACATTAATGGAACGCTTTGTAATGAAAGTGCTGTAGTATATAAGTTTGAATAATCTCTAATAGTAATTTTTCTAAGAATTTCTGAATTGGTAAATGTTTTTTGAGGATCATTAAAATCATAACCATCTACAAATACATCATTTTGTAATTGTTTATTTAATATTTCAATTACTGAAAATGCTTTACTTGCTATAGGTTCACTCGATTTTATAGAAATAAGTGTATTAAATAACCTACCACGTTCAATAAATGATTTGTTAAATTGTGAAATTTTTTCATCAATAAAAGATACGATTTCTTCATATTGATTATATGTTAAATCATCTGTATATATTAAAAATGGTTCCAAATAAGATACGACATCTATTATGGATAGCTTTCCTGTAATATATTTTTTCATCAAATTAAATAATACTTTGGTTTTTGGAATAATCATATTAACAAATCTGGAATACATACCATCTTGTGAAAATTGTCTTTTGGTTTCCTCATCTAAATTTAAAACATAATTTTTAATATTATTTACAAAATTATTTTCATTTATTTCTAGTTCACTGTCAAAATTATCAATAAAAACAGTAGTCATATTTGTATTTTTTTTAAGAAATTCCCAGTAATTTAAAAAATGCTCATTTAAATTTGCCTTTTCCAAAATATTTGTTCCAGGAAGATTAATCTTTGAAAAACGGATAGTTGGCTCAGGTAATGTAATAAAAGAACGAAGAGATAAGACTTCATTATCTGTTATATTATTTCTTATAGTCACAAATTTTGCCCCTGTTGAGTCAATTGTATCTAAATTTGTTGTACCCAAATTATATTTTTGTATTACAAATCTTCTATCACGAACCATGCTATTAGCAAAAACAGACGAATACATATTTTCTAAATTGTCAACAATAGTATTTAGATCGGTAAAAATCATTTTTTCTGTAATAATTTCAGTGCTTTCATCACTAACTAATTCAAATGGTGTAAAATATCGATTTAAATCGTAATATAAACTAGTATATTTATTATAATCATTTGGTAAATTATTTGAATTGTAACTTTTAATTAATTCACTCATACCTTTTAGGTTTGTTTCTATTTGTAAATTTACAATATCAGGTATTTCTTCATCAACATGTTGAACATTGTATACTTTTTTTATATTTTTAACCACAGGTAAAATCCAGAGCAAATTTGTCTTGAACTGATCAAAATATTTAACAAGTGGCTTATTTGTTGCACCTTTTATAAAAAATCCTTCTACATTATCATACGCATCAAAATAAGAAAAATTATGTCTTAATTGTTTAAAACGATCTATCATTATATGAATATTATTTAATACTCTTGAAGTTCTTTGTGCACTGGGAATTGTAGAGAGAAGTTCATCCAGTAAATCACTTAGTTGGGTTTCTAAACTATAACGCTGGCTTTTGGCAGATACATCTACATATTGAACAACTGGTCCAAATTCTTCAGAACCAAAATGGATTTGATCTGCTTTAATAATAAATTCTCTCAATTGATCCTTCACATTTTGTATAGGAATAGAAATATCTATTTTTTCTAGAATAGGTTCATCTTGTTCCCTTTCTAACTCTTCGACTAGTTCTTCTTTTCCTTCCTCTGATTCTATAATTATTTTTTTTTCTTTTGTAGATGGTTTCTCTCTAATTTCTATTAAATCAATTGGCAGATCCTCTGGAATTCCTTTATAATCAAAATTAATATACAATATGTCGCCATCTACCGATTTAAGTTCAATCATATCTTTTTCTAAATTTGTTATTTCACCCGTTATTATAATTGGAAACTCACCACCAAAATAAATATTTACCCACTTTCCTGGCAATAATCCATTTTGTCTAGCATAACTAGGACTTTCCATTCTATTTCTTATAGCAATACGGCTAATATTACCGTCACCTAGAATACCCTCTTCAGATATACCTAGCCTAATGCGTTCAAGAGTATCTGTATTTATTAAATAAGCTTTTGACCTATCAATATAGTCTATAGCAAACAATTTATCATTCAACATTTCATTTAATGGATTTGTTATATGAATAATATCTCCTAATTGTAGCTCTATAACTGTATCATTATTTTTTTCTTCACTATCACCATTTGTTTCTGTTTTTTCTTGAGATTTATTTTCACTTTCAGAATTTGATTTTGATGACATTTGTTTCTATATTTATAATAGAAATTTTTATGCTTAAGTAAAAATCATTTTATAAATATATTAATATAGTTTAAAGACAAATTGATAATTATTAATTATTATATATGAGTTCCCCACAATACAAATTATCTGTTATTCCTGGTTTTAATGAACTTTTACAATCTAGTAAAGATCAAAATAATTCAAATAATACTTCAAATATACTAAAACTGAATAAAATGGAATGTAGAACCTCTAATAATGCGGAATATAGAGTTATTCGTTATGATAAAAATTTTCTAGCATGTGATCTAGTTCCTACTTACGGTTTATGTCGTTCTGTCATTGTAAATAATGAAAATAAAGTAGTTGGATTTGCTCCGCCTAAATCTATTTCAAGTGAAAAATTTATAAAAACATATAATGAAAAAACAGAAGGTGTAGTTGCAGAGGAATTTGTTGAAGGGACAATGATTAATGTATTTTGGGATCCTTTGATTGGTTTAACTGGAGGATGGGAGATTTCCACTAGAAATACAGTGGGAGCTACATCTAGTTTTTATAAATCTGGTAGTAATAAACAAAAGACTTTTAGAGACATGTTTTTAGAAGCTGCACAAGAAAGTATGTTGGTTTTACAATTTTTAAATCCAATATATTGCTATAGTTTTGTAGTTCAACATCCTGAAAATAGAATTGTGGTTCCATTTAAAAAGCCACAATTATACCTTGTTGGCGTTTATTCTATTATTAATAATAGTATTCATGACAATAATGTAATTGTGCAAGTATTTGATCATCAAATATTTAAGCAATATTTTGAGAAAACAACTATTCAATTTCCTAAGACTTACAGGTTTGATAGTTATTCTGAATTAATTGAAAAATATGGTTCCATGAATACATCATATGATATTATGGGAGTGGTTCTTCATAATAAGCTTACAGGTGAAAGAGCCAAAATTAGAAATCCAGTATATGAGCAAGTTCGTGCTCTAAGAGGTAATCAACCTAAACTTCAATTCCAATACCTTTCTTTAAGAAATGAAGGGAAAGTAAAAGACTTTTTAAAATTTTATCCTGAAAATAAAAAAGAGTTTTCCACTTTTAGAGATGAGGTTCATTTATTTACTGATACTTTGTATACCAATTATCGCTCTTGTTTTGTTAAAAGAGAGAAACCACTAAAAGAATTTTCTGATCAATATAGAACTCATATGTATAATCTTCATCAAAAATATATGACAGAACTTCGAGAACAAAAGTTGTATGTTACATCAGCTATGGTTCAAAAATATGTGAATGAAATGGCACCGACTTTATTGATGTATTGTCTTAATTATAATATGAGAAAGCGTCATATTGATACTGTGGTTGCTGATACAAATATTTAGATCTTGTAAATGAATAAAATAAATAAATATAAATATAATTCATAATAATATTTATATTATGTCCGATACAAATAAATTAGTTAAAGATGCTGCGCTAGATCTTATTTGTATAGTAACACTCTGGGGAATATCTACTAATATTAATGCTAATAATTTATCTTCTTATATAAACATAAATACATATAAATTATGTATTATTTCACCTGGATATACTAATTATATAGCATTAGGAACTTCCTGTTTTATGTTACACCGACCGGAAAGAAAAATGAGACAAACTTTGTAAAAAAATAAAAATTTTGTTATTTTCTCTTCGGTGATGTAAAAGCACCCTATCCATTTTCTGTGGTAGAAAATCTTGGGCTTGTATCACATTTCACGGCTTTTAGCGGTTGGATACTTTTATTTGGTAGGTTGTATTCTCTTTTATACTTTTCAGGTCTTTCTCCTGTTTCCATATAAAAGTTAAATACTTTTTGGATGTTCTTACATCCATTCTTATCACGATTGATACATCCCTTCCTGTTATTTTCCATTTGATATGTTAGGATAGAATGTATTTTTCGTTCTTTTTGCTTTGGGTCTTTCTTGAATTTCAAATATAGATTTTCACATACTTCTTCGGTTTTGTATGATAAACAAGATGTTCTAAATTCATCTATATTATAAACCTTAAATGTTTCTTGTAATTTTCGTTTTAATGTTAAATTTGGAGTAGATATAAAATTTCTCATTTGCTTTCCTATACTCCAATCACCTACTATAATAATATGGTCTTTGCTGTATTTTTCTACTATTTTATTCACCATATTATCTTCTGTTCGTTTCTTATTTATGTAAGAATACCACTTGTATTGACGGAATTTAAGTTGTTGGTATAAAGGAACTAATTTTTCATTTGCTTTTATTTTTGCTGTAATATATTCTTGAAATTTTTCTATATAACAACTTTTAGAATTATACTTATTTAATCCTTCTTCTATTTCAGTTATTCCTATTTTGTCTTTGTAATTTTTTAATAATAATTGATACTTTAATCGTTTTGTTTCTTTTAGATATTGTTTGTTTGTAT